AATTATGAGTACGCATTAGCAGCCTAAACACTGCTTAGGGTTTCGGTTGGTTTCCTCGTAACAGAATAACCAACCATTTTCAAAAACTTAAAAAAAGGAATCACTATGAAATGGTCTACCCCAACGGCAACGGATATGAGATATGGGTTTGAAATTTCTATGTACATTGCCAATAGGTAATAATTGATAAAAGGTTTTGTTTGGTTCCCTTGATAACCAATCATTTTATTAATTAAGGAGTTTATTTTGAAGAAGATTAGTTTATTTTTAGCCAGTTTGGCAATTAGTGTGACCGCTATGGCGCAAGGTTATGGTTCATTGGAGTATTCTGATGAAACCAATCGTGCAACAAATGCCTCTAATATTAAAGAAGGTGTTGTTCTCGGTACTAAAGTAGGTTCTACCGACTATAGCCTTAAAATGGAAAACAGTCAAACTGCACTTGGTAGTGGTTCAATTTCACAAGGACTAGAAGTTCGTGTGAGACAATCTATCGGTGCTTTCTACGTTGGTGGACGTTTGGGTGAAAGAATTTCTAGTTCTACACATTTCAGTCATTATGCAATTGATGCTGGTGTTAAGTTCCCATTGATTGCTGGTTTTAATGGTGATGTTGGCGCTCGTTATCGTAATGCATTTGATACTGCAAATGATTATCAGACCACCCGTGTTCACACAGCTGTTGGTTATGATTTAACCAAAAAAGATAAAGTCGCAGTTCGTTGGAGTCGCAGCTACGGTGACGAAGAAAAAGATGCATGGCGTCTACAATACACTCGTAGTTTCTAATTAAGAGGGTTGACGGATCCCAATAAAACCGTCTTTTATATTTTGGAGAAATTGTGAAAGTTTACAGAAGTAATTATCGTAATCATTGGGTATCACCTTATACTATTCTCAAGGCAGTTTGCTTTTGGGAAAAAGATGATGATGTGTTCTACAACCATGAAGACAATCCAAATCACAAATATGATAAGTGGGTTAATTTTCTAACTCCAATTTGCGGTGCGTGGACTAAGTTTCTTAACTTTGTTCATCCAGAAATTAAGTATGTGAAGATTGACCGATGGGATACTTGGTCAATGGATCATACATTAGCAGATATCATTCTGCCAATGCTGAAACAACTAAAAGAAACCAAACATGGCGCACCTTTTGTTGATGATGAAGATGTACCAGATGAATTGAAATCAACATCTGCACCTCCAAAAGAAAATGAATATTGTACTGATGATAATCATTTCAAAAGATGGGACTGGGTACTTGATGAAATGATTTTTGCCTTTGAATGTAAAGTTGATGATTCATGGGAAGAAAAGTTTCGTTCTGGTGAAATCGACCATAAAACAGTTGCTTGCAAATGGGATGAAAACGGCAAAGCCACAATGTATCAAATGGTTGATGGACCAAATCACACATATGAATGTGATTATGAAGGAATGAAAGAAGTACAAAAACGAATCAGTAATGGTTATCGTTTATTTGGTAAGTACTATGAAGGCCTTTGGGATTAATTTGTTATAAATAGATATACTACCACAACACACACAGGTAGTATAACACACACAGGAGTAAACTATGTCAAACATGACACCTTTTGAAATTCGTCTTGAACTATTAAAAATGGCAAGAGACATGCTATATGATGAATATAATGGTCAACGTGACCGCATTTCCCAAAACTGGAACATGCAATGTGAATCGGCAAAAAGTAAGGGAGAAAATCCTCCCGAACATCCAATACTGCCATCAATCCCCTCTGAAACAGATATTATAACAAAAGCTCAAACCTTAAATGGTTTCGTGTCTAATAATACTGCACCAGAAACACCAAAAGTTTCCGTTAAGAAGTCTTCTTAACTGACGGTAGTGGGACTTTCCGTCCCACTTTAAACAACACACAAGGAGTAAGATGCGAAGCAAACTCATAATTTCTAGCATATTTTTTTCGTCATTGATTCTATTCTTATCATTCATAAGTGTAGACACATATAACATTCTGCCTATCAAATCAACCTACAATGCTTTAACTATTCAGGCACAAAAACAAGTAACCTGTTTAGCTGAGAACATTTACTTTGAAGCGGGACACGAACCACTTGAAGGCAAGAAAGCAGTTGCTTTTGTTACTTTGAATCGGGTGCAATCCGGATATGCCGATAACATATGCGATGTAGTAAAACAAAAGACAGGCAAAACATGTCAATTTTCATGGTACTGTGATAGCACATTTACCTCCAGAACCTTGACAATGAAACAGACTCCATTGTATAATGAGATATTACAATTATCTACAAATGTATTTTTGAATTTTGAACGAATGACTGATGTGACCAATGGTGCAACCTATTATCATGCTGATTATGTAAAACCTAACTGGACAAGATTACAAAAGGAGACACAAATTGGGAGACATATTTTCTACAAAAGCAAAATTGACAAAATCGACCGAAGTAAAGGAATCATTTCATATGAATAAAGATTTAATCACTATCTGCATATCGGCAGTAATCGTATTATGTACCGCAATAGTTGGCGCAATCGTGTATAATACTAATGATAGAAACAACATGGCGAAAAACATTGAGGCTGCAATTACCAAAGGTGTTGACCCATTATCGGTGAAGTGTGCATATGAAACAGGTTCTAATCCAATCTGTGTAACATATGCCGCAACAGTTAAGAAATAATTTTTAGGAGTATATTATGGCAGTACAGCAAGTGAGTGTTAATCAAATTTCAAACCCAGCAGACCGTGAAAAGTTGTTGAAAGTAATCCGTGAGGTGTCTGATTCAATGGCACGGGCTCAGGGTGAGAAAGAATATATCCGTGAAGCAATTGCAGATATCAGTAAGCAGTTACAGTTACCTAAGAAGATAGTTGCGAAGATGGCGAAAGTCTACTTCAAACAAAACTATGATGAAGAAGTTGCTGTGCAAGACCAATTTGAAACTCTTTATGAAACGATTGTGAAATGAAATATATTTTTAAACAAGTAGATAATATCTCTGGACATAATGCAGAGACTACAATTGAATTTAGTGCAGATACCCTATCAACTATCTTAGAACATTTTGAAATGTTTATTCGTGGTTCAGGTTTTCATCCAACAGGCACATTAGAATTTGTGGATTATGAAGACCCATATACCACACCAAAATTTGAATGTGCTGAAGAAAATTATGAAGAAGAAAATGAAGAAACACACGAATGGACTCAAACATTAAGAGATGATTCTGAGTGGCCTTTTCCAAAACAAAGACCGGGTGATTTGAATTCAGATAGTACAGGGTCTGCTGTGATGGATTGGACTGCGGCACAATTAATTCGACCACCAAAAATGGAAGATGTTTGTCCCGTTTGTAAAATAGACAACAAAACAATGTTGAGCCATGAATGTTGGGACAAAAATTGTCCAAAAGGACAAGATGCCAACTAAAGACGAAATGGCAAAATTTGCTAAGTCTATAGAAGACTTTGTTATTAAAACAAACTACAATTACATTGACGCAATTGTGGAATATTGCAAAGAAACTGGACTTGAGATTGAAGTGGCGGCTACATTAATCAATTCTAACCTAAAATCTAAAATTGAAAATGTGGCATTAGACAATAACATGCTAAAAGAAAAGGGTGCTAGGTTACCGATATGATATCTGGTTATGAAGCTTTTGGACTCTATCAGTCTCTAAAACTTCACTTCACAACCGACTCATACGATTACTTCAAATACAATGGCAAGACTAATGTTACTGTCACCGCATTTGAAAATCGTAAAGACAAATATCACTTCTACAAATTGTCTCGTAAGTACACCAACAAAGAAGATTTAATTAATTTCATTGTTGCAAATTTAGTAGAAGATGAAAAGGCTTGGGTCGGTGCTTTGTTGCAAGAAGAGGCCGATATGAATTTCCGTAAACGACAAAAGGTAATCCAGTCACTATCATACACCTTTGAAAATGATTGTAAACTTATTTTTGAAGATTGTATACTTAATCCCAATGAAGTATTAATGACTGATGGTGATTACCCTTTGTTACTTACCAAGACTCTACAAAAAGATGTTCAAGTTGAAACCTTGTGCATACTGAATCAGATTCTTGGTTTTTTCCCTATGTGGACAGATAAAATCAATGACACTATCAGATGGCCTGCATATCGGCAGAAGTGTGTTAAGTATGCCTCATTTCTACCACAAGATAGTGTAAAATACAAGTTGATTTTGAAAAAGGTGTTAAATGAAAGTCTCTAAGATTTATTTGGATATGGATGGTGTTCTCTGTAACTTTGAACGCCGTTATTTTGAGAGGTACAATGAGTTACCCGGTTCAATGCGTGACCGAAAGGACTTCAATGTACATTGGGATGATTTTGTTGAAACACGCCAGTTTGAAACATTAGACTGGTGGCCTGGCGGGCAAGACCTGCTGACCTATGTTAATTTTCTACATAATGAACATGGGATTGAGGTCGAAATGCTAACTTCTTCTGGTGGACAAAAACACTATAAGTCAGTAGCAGAGCAGAAGCAAGTATGGTTGGATTCTAAAGGAATCTTTTTTAAGGCGAATGTCGTTGCAGGTCGGAAAACAAAAGCCGAATATGCAAGACCCGACACAATCCTTATTGATGATACACCTGATGTAATTCAATCATTCAATGCGGCAGGTGGTATAGGTATTCTGCATAAAGAGATAGGCAATACTTTATTGATGTTGAAATCTCTGGTTACAGAAGACATATATAATCTGATATGATGCATAATGTGGATAAGAAAATATACTAACATACAATTTATACAAGGAAATACATATGAGTTCATTTGCTAATCTTAAGCGCAAT